AATTTATATGCACTTGTTAAGTGCGTGTTAGTTGTTGGGATATAATTAGCAATTATCATACCAACAATTATAAAGCATACCTAAAACATTGAAATTCTTTACAGAAAAAATGCTTTAAGCTCCATATCCTATGTCCACTATAATGTTTATATTCGCAAATGCACCATATTCACACATTTCTATTTTAGCGCGTCCCCAAAAAAGACATTATGAACCAAAATAGTGCAGAACATATGATAAAGAACCAATGTAGTGCCAATTACGCCATCATTTGTTAGCATAAATTGGCTTTTTATATCATTCTTTTCAGCTTGATTCCAATCAATTCATTTAGACTTTAGATTCACTTTGTGTTTATTTTATCAAGTCTTTCAATTACAAAACTTTATTCTTCATTTTTTGTCGTTTTTTTGCTGAACAAAGTTTATAAACATTCAGACTCATTCTTGCGATTTCACTCACATTGATTCTTGGTTTTTGTTATGATGACTCTCCTCTGTGATTCTATCATTTCTTGTTTTTTAAAAATTTTAGAATTTAGAGAGAATCCACAAAGTCGAAAACACAATTAAAGTGTATATTTTCAAAAGGTTATAATCATGCTTCTAATGATTGAAAGGAAGCACTGATATTCGCTGACGTTCGTTAGTGTTCGACTCAATTTACAGCAGTTACTTTCCAAAATATTTAAAGTCCGTTCACGTTCGCTAGCGTTCGGTGACATCCACAACTTTTGTGAGTAAGATTGTGAGTATTCATTTTTCTTATTAAGTTACTCACAGATTTCTGATGCTCAACGACACTAAAATAAAACAACTTAAACCACAAGATAAGGCTTATCGTGTTGCTGATCAAGGTGGTCTATGCATCGAAATCCGCACGAATGGATTTAAGCTTTGGCGTTTTAGATATCGTTACTTGGGTACTGCTAAGATGATCAGTCTTGGTGAGTACCCTATCGTTACCTTAGCACAAGCTCGACAAAAGACCTTGGAACAAAAACTACTATTAGACCAAAACATAGATCCATCACAAAATCGACAAGAAGAAAAATCTAAAGCCCTTTTAAACCAAGCTTGTACTTTGCAGAGTGTTGCAACTGAATGGTATGACAAACGAAAAGATAAAAAATCTGTAAGCTACAAACGGTCTGTAGAAAAAGCATTTGAAAAAGACATATTCCCAGCACTTGGGAAAAAGGACATTAAAAAAATCACAGCTTTTGATGTTCTTCAGATGCAAGAAAAGACAATGAAACGTGTTTCTAAACAGGGAAATTATGGTACTGGTGAAAGCACAGCAATCTTTAATAGGCAATTGGTGAGTCAGGTTATTGACTATGCTATCGCTACATCAAGATGCGAATTCAACCCGGTATCAGCACTACGAAACACTGTAGAGCGTCCGCCAAAAGTAACAGCTCGCCCAATGACTGATGAAGAAAAAGCAGTATTTAATTCAAGATTAGCTTCATACAATGGCGCGACCACTACAAAGAACGCAATTAAAACACTTATTTATTCAATGCTCAGAACGGTTGAGGTGATTCGCCTACGCTGGGAATGGGTAAACTTTGATACAGACCTTATTCGCATTCCACCAGCAACTACCGAACAAAGAAATAAAGGCCAACGAAATATTAAAAAAGATCGGGAACATTTAGTCCCTATATCAAAGCAACTAAAGCAAATTTTGCTCGATCAGTTGGAGCAAACAAAAAACAGCGATCTTGTTTTTTCCAGCGTTTTTGATGTTACCAAGAAAATGAATAATACAACTGTGAACCGTGCGCTTGCGAACATGGGATTTGAAAGCCTAACCGCACATGACTTTCGAGCAACAGCTTCAACAATGCTTCATGGTCTTGGCTATCCATCTGATCATGTAGAAATTCAACTTGCGCATGTTGATAAAAACGTTGTTCGTGGTACATATAATCATGCAAGTTACTTAGATGAACGAAGAACAATGATGCAAGACTGGGCTGATATTGTTGATAGTTGGAAGGAATGAGAATGAATGACTGGCTCTACTTCTACATTGAACACACAATCAAATATGGTGAGCCATTCTATAAAGATGTTGGTTGGTCGCGGGGCTTAAAGAATAATTATGTGGTTTTGAGTGGGGTGAAAAGTTGAAGAATATGTCGCCTGTGAAATTTAGCTTTGTTGTTAGTTTGGCTATCTCTTTTATATTCTTATTTATTACATTTTGGATTTTCTATAAATATTCATGGAGTGCCGAAGCTGCTAAGGATGCCTTAAGCACGACTGGAAATTATTTTGGCGCTGCAGCGACTTTGGGTGCTGCAATAATTGCTGCTTACTTATTTAATGATTGGCGAGACCAGAAAAAGTATGAATTAGGAAAAGAGTATATAGAGAAGTTTGCTATCTCTGTTTTCGATATATACGATTCAATTTTCTCACAAAGTAGTCAGATACTATATATGTATGAAAATTACAATAAAGCTAAAACATACACTATTCTAAGATTAGATAATGTAGATTTCTTGAATATTTCAGAAAAAGATAAATCCACCCATTACCACTCAAGCTTCATTAGTCAAATAATCCCAGAAAGTGAATTTAAATTAATTTATGAAGATTTCCAAGAATGCCTTATTTATTTATGTTGGATGAATGATCAAGTTTACAACATATATTTTAAAGAAATTCTTAATTCAAATGATGGTTCACCTTATATAGCATATCATTTGGAGGAAGAGAAAATGAATCAAGACCAACTGGCTAATTATAAGAAAATTATGAAAATTGTAGGAAAAAAATCACCCCTAAAAATAGAAAATCAAGAAAAACAGTTAACGTATTCTGAATTATTGAGTAAGTTTACAAACTCATTTGATAAATTAAATAGTGAGATAATAAAGCACATAAAACCATAAGCTACAAAGCCCTCATCAGAGGGCTTTTACACATATACCAACATTCACATTACTATTAATCGTATGAGCTGAACATCCTGAAAATAGACACAAAATAAAAACGCTCAATATCAATGAAGATAATGAGCGTTTGCAATGATGAATCACTTGATTACGCGATTCGGTTGTTGATCCATCCATAAAAGAATTGCTCCTGTGTTGGATTACGTTCGCAGATTTCGATATAGCGCTGACCTTGCATGATGTTCAGTACTCGTACCAAAACCTTCTCACCCTCTTTACCGCGTTTGGCCATAAAGGTTTTGAGAGCATTTAAAGTGGCTGGACCATAGATCCCATCAATAGCTAAATCTGGCCATCCGCCTTTACCTTGATTGTTCAAAAGATTTAGAGCGCGTTGGAGTAATGGTTTGGCAAATCCAGTTCCGCAGTTAACACCCGTATCGAGCAGCTCTTCTGCCACAGCGTTACTAATCATATTCACTTGATCAAATCGCGGCGAGATCCAATACTGTTTTCGATAAATGTCTTTGGCCACATTTAGTGGCAGATCACGCATATGACCTTTAAAGCCACTGGCACGGGCTACAGCTTCGGTAATGCCATATTTAGTTGCACCTCCTCGATCTGCGGGATTATTTGCATAACCGCCTTCACGCTGAATCAATTCATTTAAATACTGTTCAATGTTCATTTCACTTTCCTTTAGACGTAAAAAACCGCCTTTCGGCGGTACGGGAATCAAATTAGATTTATTTAAAAATTGAGCTAAACGTTTCTTTCACTTCGACAATAATTTCTGCAAGTGACTTGCCTTTCATTAATTGTACGGCTTGGTACAAGATACCAATGCACAACATCCCAAACACAGCAAACATAAGCATCACAAAGCCTTGAGCCATGTGTGAATAATGACCTAAGTTAAAATACTCAATGAATGCAGCCCCCCAAATAAGCTAATGGCCACACTGAAAACAAACTTCATCACAACACCAATGTTGATCTTGATCCGACCTTCCTTATCAATATCTCCACTTAAGGTAAGTGCGAAAATCGCGCCTACAACTGCAGCAAAGATTTTTAAAACCCACGGTAGTGCTTTAATCGATAAATGCTCATGCATTTTCATTTCTCCAGATAATAAAAAACTGCCTGTAAAGGCGGTCAATTCGTAATATAAGAACTTCCAGAGGGAAATCTTATTAGATTACATTTCCACAGATATCTTTAGCACCTGTCGGATATGTATTTTGAAGTTTGGTATGGTCTGTAATTAACTCAATTGATATTTCTTTACCAAGATTAGTTGAATTAACAGGAATAGCATTTTGACCTGCATAATTCCAAAAAGCTAACTTATTAAAATTCGACGAAATTGGTCCAATATAACCTTTGTTTACCCCATTATGAATAAGGCCAACCTGATTAGTATCCCTATTAATATAAATGCCTAGTGTTTGGTAGCCA